AGTATAGAATAAACTCATCGCATGGTAACACGGCTAAAAAATGGTTTGATATTTGCAAAAACTGTGCAATTAATAGACTACATAACCAGACCGGAACAAATGCGAATTTGATATTTGTTGCAAAAGCCGCCTATGGAATGGCAGAGACTGCACCGGTGCAAGCTACACAACAGTATGGCGTACCACAGCAGACAGCCCAGCAGATCGCAGAGAAACACAAAGCGGCTCTGGAGCTTCCGGAGATGGAAAAGCCGGAGTTATAAAGCCTGGGAGAACCAACAGAAGCGGTAAAAATGTACATGATGGACGGACAAAAGGCAGTAAACGCATGGAATCATACAATATGCACAATAATGACGATTATATTTGTACATGATGTATAGAAAAATAAATAGATCTATAAGACAAATCTGTGTTTGTCGTATAGATAAAATGTTAAAGACATTGACATTCCCTTGACCACTGCCGAAGGCATCCGATAGACAGCGACCAGGCAAGGGCAGCGGTTCCCATGGGGCGGTGGGCTGACTTGCCAGCGTCCGTACTGGATGACCGGGAGGGGGTATATATAAAACCCCAGTCAGCGGTAGTCACCACCAAAACCGCCCGAAAAAACAAAAAAGCTCTCCTTAACATGGCAGGGATAGTGATTCGAACACGACAAGCAGTAAGCCTTAACTGTTTCTCTGCCATACTAAAAATAAGGCAATACCAAGAAAGGCAGGTATAAAACATGAAGATAGGATACGCAAGAGAATCTGGATTATGGTTCCCGTTGGAAGCAAAGAAAAAGATACTTTTGAACGAAGAAATCGACTCGTTTATTTTCGATTTGGCAGATGAAAATAATAATTTTAGACTTCTTTGTGAAAACATGAAAAAGGGTGATTCATTAATTATTTGCGGAGTTGATGATATTGGAAATACCAAGAATGAAATCGAAGGAATATGGAGACGGCTTTGTAATTTGGATATTGAAATCTATGTACTCACAGCTCCGACGTTGTTTTACAGTGAAAGCATGACACTAGAACAATCGTTTATAAGAGATGTGACACGTAGCGTACTTGCTTCTCAGGTCGAAATTGCTAATCAGAAATTAAAAGCAATAAACGATTTTCGATAACTGATAACATTCGCAGAAAGGTAGGCACAAGATGGAAAAAATAGTAAGCAATGACGGATACCTTCGATCAAGGTTGATGGATATAGCACAACAGCTTTTGAATATTTGTAACGAAACCGGAAATTCAAATATTCAACTCATGACATCATCTTGGGAGAATGGGAAAGGTATTACGCTTCTGGCTAAAGCCGATGACAAACCGATTCTTTCCGTAAAGATGGATACTACCTATGAAAAAGCATAACCCGCAATCCGAATCCATCCGCATCCGATTTTCCGAAAAACAGAAAAAAAGGCTCCTGGAAGAGAAGAACCGGACGGACAGGAGCGTATCGGATATTGTGAGACAGGCAGTTGATGAATATTTCGGGAGGAAAAGGCGTGCTTAAATTTTTCTCAAAAAATAAAAAAGGCGTTTCGGAAACAAACCAAGCATATGAAAATGTCGGACAGGAATCCCCGGCAATTCGGAAACTGGTGAGGCCAATTCACGCAAAAGCAATATTAGCTGATGGCAGATTGTATGATACTCAAACTGCCACATATGTTTGTGAATATGGAAATATTTCTTTGTTTGTTACAAAGAACGGTAGGTGGTTTGGCGCAAAATCAAAATCTGAATTAGCTGGTTATAGTGTTGATGAAAACGGAGACAGAACCGCTGAGTACAGAGTGATGTATTATGAGCTGGAATGTATTGATAAAATTTTTGTGATGCAACATCTGTGGTATTACAACCATAAGCTTTACAAAAAATATTTCGGGGAGGTGGAAGAAGGATGAATTGTTTTTTATACATCATTGAGAATGATGTTCGTAAATGTGAAAAAGAAGAAGATATTCCAAGAGAAGCTATTAGAAAACTTAAAGTACAAAACGGAGAAGTATTTTCAAATGAAAACGGAGAATGGAAAAAGTTATTCATGCCGGATGCACAAATAAGTGATAACAAGGATTGTCTTCCAGAATCACCTATTGATGTAGCGTCTATGCTTATCAATGCCACAGTAACTAACGAACTACCGACTGAGAAAATTCCACCGTCTCCATTATTAGAGCAAAAAACATGGGAAGTTCCAAAATACAACATTTTGCAGTTGGAAGAGATTGCGAAACACCTTCTTCTCTACTGTAAAACTAAAAGAAAGGGGTACGAAGATGCCGATAGTAAAAATCACAAACCCCAACCCCCATGATTGGCGTGGAACAAAATGTTTTATTGATGGAAAAGAAGTTCATAGAGTAAGATCAGTAAATTTCCATACAGCAGTAGATGAAATTCCAGTGTTTGAGTTTGAAATAGTGGCTGTTCCAGACATTGAAATGGAGTGCTTGGCACAAATCAGTGTCACTTCTCAATCAATTACTGATGCAATTTTAGTTTTAAGGCATGAATTACTACAACATGGAGAAATTTACAATGGATTCAAATCAAGCCTAAAATCGGCTTTAGAATCCTACAATTACTGTGGAATGCCATTTGAGCCAGAAGAAGAAATTGCAGAAAAAATTCTGGACTTCTTAATTGGGGAGGAAAAAGAAAATGAATGCACTTAATGTAATTGGGACAGCTGTAAATCTTGTATTTTTCGTTCTGATTCTTGCCGGCACTTTGGCTATACTGGACGAAGAAGGAAAAACAAGCGTAATACAGATTTTATTCTGCATTTGTTTAGAAATATGTTTTGCACTGAATATTTTCTTAATTTGCACAAGGTAAAGGAGGATATAGAAATGAAATTTTCAGAAGCATTTAAACTTATGAAACAGGGAGCAAAAATGAAACTTCCAGGATGGAACGGTTACTGGTGCTGGGACGATGAAAAACAGACGATTATGATTCATTGCAGACCAAAAGATTCCGATAAAGGACAGGGAGAAGTCCTTGATATCCGTGAAACGCAGAGAGTGGAATACACTTTTATGCACACACAGAGAGATGACTGGATGATTGCTGATGAGAATAACTGTGGTGTTCTTGGCGGTCAGTCAACATTTGGATTTGGCGACGCTATCCGTTATCTGAAAAGAGGACTTAAAGTGTCTCGTAAAGGCTGGAATGGCAAGAAACAGTACATTCAGCTTGCTATTGGTATTTCTTATAAGACAGCAGATGGAGAGATTGTGAACTGTGAGCATGATGCAATCGGAAACAAAGCCATTGCTTTTGTCGGAACATCTGGCGTACAGATGGGATGGCTTGCATCTCAAGCAGATATGTTAGCAGAGGATTGGATTTTTGCAGAATAAGAGGTAATTCCCATGTATTTACCAATTCCAATTGGAATTATCCCGATTGAGTTAATCGAGATGGTTAAATTCATAAAAGCGCCGCTTCGACTTAATCCATGTAGGCTCGGGAAAGCCTATGAAAGTGATAAGTCGAGGCATCCAGAGTAGCGTAAGCTCTTATTGATGAATACGCCAGGAATTATTGAATATTTAGAAAAAGAAAATTTCCCTCCTGGAAAAGAGTAATCAGTAAGAGCGGAAAGTTTATATACTTGTTTAGCTTAATATCACGACTTCCCCGGTTTTAATGGTGCGCCGGGGTTGATGGGCTATCGCCAAACGGTTAAGGCACAGCGCTTTGACTGCTGCATTTACTGGTTCGAATCCAGTTAGCCCAGTTTGCGGTTTTGTTAATTCCGCAAGTGTTCTTTTTGAAACACTTTTCACTCCGGTCTTCTAGCCCAACGGGGCTGATTAAAGGGGCTTCAAATGTCCCGGAAGACTTTCTGAAATCCAAAAGCGTTTCAGAAAACCTTTGTTGTGGCTGGTGGTCAAGAACTGCAACAGTGCCAGAAATAAATCTATGGCGGGCTTATTTCTGGTATCTCAGGAAGCTTAGTTCAGCGGTAAGAGCAACGGCCTCATAAGCCGTAAGTCCTGGGTTCGAATCCCATAGCTTCCATTTCTTCTAAATGCCATTCATCCGTAATATGGGTGGAAAAAACTTCCAGTTGAGCGTGTGGATTAGGTAAATTTAGGTGCGATACGGCGTAGCTTAAATGGATCTGATTTCCCGGCTGGTATATCTCGGAGTTAAAAACATTAACGCAGCGCACGTTAATAAAAGGAGTTTTCAAGAGATACCGTCCAAAGACGCATAAAAATATCCAGTGAATCTACGGCACTAAAACTTGTAGATAGTGGAAAGCATAACACGATAAACCTATTGCTAACCCGGTTCTTCCGGGTTCTGGCAGGATAGAGAAGTGGAATCTCACATGGCTCATATCCATGAAAACGACGGTTCGAATCCGTCTCCTGCAATTAATAAAAACTTGGAGGAAAAATATGACAGGTAGCGAATATCAGAAATTAGCAATGAGAACAAATGATGGTAAAGGAAGTGAACGACTTTACAAGAAACTGTTCACAGGGAAAGTTGAGGATTTCCATATAACAAAAGACTTAAACGATATGGGTGGTGTTCTGAATGGTTGTTTAGGTTTATCTGGAGAAACAGGAGAAGTTCTGGACATGGTTAAAAAATGGGTATTCCATGAAAAAGAACTGGATAAAGAGCATTTAAAGAAAGAAATCGGAGATGTAATGTGGTATGTGGCTATGTTATGCGAGAGCTTTGGTTTTGATCTTGATGAAATTTTACAGATGAACGTAGACAAGCTCATGGCAAGATATCCAGAAGGTTTCGATACTGATAAGGCAAATAATAGAAATCCCGGAGATATTTAATTTAAACTTGAAAATCATCCCAGTTCTTTTGAAAAGAACTGTCCGTGACAGGCGGTAAAAGAAACATAGCTCAGTGGTAGAGCAATGATACTGAATATCATGTGACACAGGTTCGATTCCTGTTGTTTCTATCTGGCAAATTGCCATTGCCAGAAGTTGCATTTTCCCCCTTAAAGTTCCAGTGTTTCTCGTTGGGAGATTTATGCCGTTCAAGTCGGCACACTGGATTTTGAATGTGAGGTATAAGAAATGAGAAAACCGATTATTTTATACATTGCACCTACTAGAAGAGATACAGAATTGTTTTTACGTAAAACATTATTCCAAATTAAAAATGAACTTGTTCTGAAAACTAATTTTTCAACTAAAACTATTGAAACAAAAGATTACATTTTGAAAGCAATTGCTATTGCGGATTATCACATTTCACACGGACTTTATCCAATAAAATATTTTCTGCAAAGCGAATGTACATTTGCAATGCGAATATCATTTATTTCACCTATGTTTTTTGCTTTACAGACTATAAAAGACCATTTTTTGCCATGTACACAGGAAATTAACCAAGAACAGCTTATTAGTATTCTTAACGGAATTAATGAGGAGAAAAAATAGTTATGGAAATTAATTGCAAAACCTGTAGAAAACATGATGACTTCACATGGGTTTGTTTCAATGGTGATAGCGAATATTGCGCAGACTTTACGGAACCAGAATGCTGTTGTGAGTTTTGGAAGGAAAAGAAGATGGAAAACAAGGAGGCATAGTACCGATGAGTGAACTTTCTGAACTTATAAATAGAGGTGGTTTAATCGATGATTTTAGGATAGAAAAATCCCAAGATGAGCCACCTGTAGAACCAATAAAGTTAGCTGTTTGGTTAATTAACAGAGGGTTAAAAGAAGGTATTCGCCTGTATGGGAATAATGACCTTAGAAAACTTGCAAATTACTTACTGATTTACTGTGGTGATGAAAATGATTGAGGTATATGGGAAAGAAATAAAAGATGAATGTTCCAAGTGCGGAAACATTCTTGAATGCGAGTTATTCAGGCAAGGGCATGGAATAAAACAGGAACGTGAAAATGTAGCAAAGATGATCGAGTGCCAAATGAAGCACAGGGAGAGGAGGGAATTTGAATGCTAAATTTACTTGATAAACGCAATTGCCCTGTTTGCGGTGGAATATTGAAATGTGAAAATGCCGATTTCACAAACCCTTTTATAGAAAAATGACTCTTTTTAAATGTGACATGGCAATGCACCAATTGCGGCGCTGAATATACTGCAAAACTTGAATTAACACCAAACGGATATGAGGTGCAAGACCGTGAAGCACATATTGATGTAGAGGATAATTTTTCAGCCGAAAAATTTATGCTTGGAAGAGACAATTTTCGAAGACAGAGGTGGTAAATATGAAATTTGAGGATATGGCAAACTGGACAGAAGAACAGTTGAAAAATGAAGTTGTTCGTTTGGCTGATGAATGCGAGAAAAAACAGCATATAATCCTGGACTATAAAGCTTTATCGGAGACACTTAACCAAAAGCTTCTTGAAAATGATAACTGGAAGATTCCGATTGATGGAATTGAAAATGTAGATACTGGTCATCCATCTATAGAATGGTATGAACAACGCCACCAGGATGACTGTATTAGAATCAACGAGTTAACTGTTACTGTTGACACATTGGTTGACCGATACGCTAATTTAAGGAAAAACAAAGGGATATGCTGATATGGGCGAAAAGGAAGAATTAAAGCATTTCTTTACATGTAATGGTGAAGTGATTGAAATACCAGAGATTTCAATTTCGGATGGTGCTTTTGTTATCGAAGGCGGTATTCTTCACAGAAATGAGGACGGTACACTTTGTAGCATAGGAAAGCCGTTAAGTATTGAATTTGAATGTAAATTAAGTGATGAACTATTTTGGACACTATTTGCCCCAAATCGAATAAACAAGAACAATTTCCGTAAAATGCATGGCATTCCGAAACGGAGGAAAATTAATGGATCAAGAAAAAATAAGCATTGAAGAAGCCATGAAAATTGGTTTTAAGAAAATACCAAATAACTGCTTAAAAATGAATAAAAAGCCAAAATTTAGACAAATTGCTGGAAGAAAAGGGAAACGGAAATTTGATAATGTTTTTAAATCTGTTGCGCGGCGAATGATAAAAAGGGCAGCCAAAGAGGGAAGACCAATAAAGCATAAAAGAAATAGAAAGGTAAATAAATGAGCATTAAGTCAGCATTAGAATCCGAAGGAATAGATTTTTCTGAATACATGAACCCACCCGAGCCGTGGAATGGACAGGCATTGATACGGAATATTAACGGAACGAAATACGCCTGTTGTCCTTTTTGCCAGAAGAAAGCGCTTCTGATTAGCCCAAGCACGAAGATTCAGCACTTGAAGTTAAAATGCAAGGGTAGCAACTGTAAGAAAGAGTTCGAGGTGAATGTATGAACACAAAACGGATTAAATGTATTTTGACAGGTGGATGCAAGTTCAAAAGTTCGGATACAGAATCGAAATGCAATGATAAAGAAAAGACTTGCACCATTACAGAAACTTGCTACAAATGTGGGAAGAAGTACACTGCCGTATTTACCTACAAACAATTAGGGATTCCAGTGAGGTGAATGTATGAATTGGTTTAAAGAAAAATGTTCCCACCTATATGAGGAAATTGGGAAATGCTATGACAGAATAGATTACGGAAATGGTACTCATATAAATGCTTATATTGTAAAAAAATGCAAAATATGCGGAAATATTACAGCCAAGACTGTATATTCAAATGAATTTACAAGGTATACATCTCCTGTAAGAGTTGATGATTGTGTAAAAAAACTGATAGCTAAAGGATATGTTGACAAGGTTGATTTCTTTTTGGAACACGAAAATGATAATATACCGTGGAAATAAATGGAGGTCTATTGAGTGAAGAAGGCAAGAAAAATATGTTGGATAATTGCGAATTTTATTATATTCAAGTGGGTAGCAGATTATTTGATAGCCACAATTCAAATAATGGTTGAAAATCATTGGGGATTTTCGGCAGTACCATTACTGTTTATGGCAGTATTCGCAGAGTGGAAAGTAATTGAAAATATTTTTTCAGAATTAAAAAGATGATTTTATCAAGAAAGGATATGTATGACAAAACAAGAAGCCGTAGTAATTGAAACCTATACAGGAATTTGTATGCTTACAGGGGATGACCGAAAACTTGCATACGAATACGCAGAAAAACTTTTAGGTCATCCGATATATACACATGAATTTCCAAAATATGCTGACAAGCTGAAAGAACTTAGTAAGTCAGATTTTATTGAAATTTGCAGAAAGTTAAGTGATTAAATTGTATGGTTCAAATTAAGAAACATTCCGTGTATACATCCATAACCAGATGGATTAGAAAATTGTAGATATTGTGAAAAATATAGTTTTGAAAAATATTTAGAATACAAAAAACAAAAAGAAAAGTCAAGAGAGCCAAAAAGGAGCGCCATTATGAGTGATTTGAAGATATTTACAGAAAAAATCGAGCAAGAAGCATTAAATCAAATTTATACACTAATAAAACAGCCTGCATTTTCTGAATGTAAAGTACGAATCATGCCAGATGTTCACGCAGGGGCAGGATGTGTAATTGGCTTTACAGCTGATCTTGGAGATAAAGTAATTCCGAACATTGTTGGAGTAGACATTGGATGCGGAATGCTCACAACACAAATTCCTACTGATGTGGGAACAATAGATTTTAAAATCCTTGACGAAGTGATAAGAAATAATGTTCCGGCAGGAAGAAATGTACGTGACGAAATCATAAATTTTAAAGAATTAGAAGAACTTCACTGCTTTTCACTGCTTAAAAATGTTGAATGGATTCGCAGGAGTCTTGGTACACTTGGGGGAGGAAATCATTTTATTGAAGTTGACACCGATTCAAAAGGCATAAACTACCTTGTAATTCACACTGGAAGTCGTAACCTTGGAAAACAGGTAGCTGAAATATATCAAAAAATTGCCATAGAAGATATGCAGGGTACAGATAAGCTCGAAACTGAAATACAGAAATTAGTAAAAGAATACAAGTGCTCTGGCAGGCATAAGGAAATTCAAAATAGTATTGATGAATTAAAACGAAAATGGAAGCCAGACAAACTTGGAATTCCGAAAGAACTATGTTATTTGACAGGTGAGCATAGAAGACAATATCTGCATGATATGAAAATCTGTCAAGAATTTGCAAGAATAAACAGAAGATGCATACAGTCAGCTATATTCTACACTATGAATTGGACACTTCAAAGAAACACATGGTTTGACACAATTCATAATTATATTGACCACGATACAAATATTGTTCGGAAAGGTGCGATATCAGCTAAACATGGTGAAAAAGTTCTTATCCCTATGAATATGCGAGATGGATGTATTATTGCAATTGGAAAAGGAAATGAGGATTGGAACTGTTCAGCCCCGCATGGCGCAGGGCGTATTATGAGCCGATCAAAAGCAAAAGAAAACATTTCGTTAGAAGAATTTAAGGAGTCTATGAATGGGATATATACAACATCCGTTCAGAAATCTACAATTGACGAAAGCCCTATGGCTTACAAACCGCCGCAAGAAATTATTGATAAAATCAAAGATACCGTAGATATAGTTGATATTATTAAACCTGTATATAATTTCAAAGCAAGTGAATAATCAGTCAAGAGAGCCACATGAGAGCCAGACTAAATCCTAAAAAGAAAGGAGGTCTGGCTCTATTTTTATGTCAAAAATTACAGAAGGTTCGCTCGAATGGTATCGGGCAGTGCTGAATCAAATTATCAGTAGTGATATGACAATCTATCAGAACCAAAAAGATTGCCTTGATTTGCTCTTGAACATGAATATTGACCTTCCTTTCGACAAGAACCAAGAAGCACGGAAAATGGCCATGAAAGTAAGCCAATACTCACATAACATAGCAGAGAAGTGTGCTGCATTAACTGGCAGTGGCGATTTTGATGATATCTACTGGCAGTATTTGTTACTGGAAGCACCACATTTGCTGGATTCCTATGCCATGTATATAGAAAAAGATAGAAAACCAGAAGAACGGTTCTATTTGCCAAGACGCAGAACATTGAAAAAAGTAGTAGATAAATTACAAGCACTTGAAGAAGATGAACTTGACGAATTGTTTCTGCATCAGCCAGCCAGAACTGGTAAATCACAAATTATTACTGTCGGAACCGCATGGCATTGTGCAAGAAATTCAGAGATAAGCAACCTCTATGTTACATATAAAGAAGGACTTGGCGGTGCATTCCTAGATGGAGTTACGGAAATATGGACTGACCCAACATATTGCCATGAAGATGTATTTCATTCAAAAATAGCCAGAACAGATGCAAAGAACCACAAAGTAGACCTTGAAAGAAAGAAAAAATATGCGACATTATCTGGAAAAGGTTTGGAATCTGGTTTGAACGGTGAGTATGACGCATATGGTTGGCTGATTCTCGATGATATCCTGGAAGGTATTCAAGATGTATTAAATCCAGATATTCTCAGAAGAAAGCAAATTGTGTTTGACAACAATGTAATGTCACGAAAGAAAGAACAATGTAAATTGATTCTAAATGGTACTATCTGGTCATTGCATGATTTGTATATGGACAGACTATCATTTCTTCAGAATAATCCAGAAGCAAAACACATTAGATATGATGTTCTTAAAATTCCAGCTCTTGACCCGGAAACTGATGAGAGTAATTTTGACTACGATTACGGAGTTGGATTCAGTACAAAATATTATCGCACTATTCGTTCTAAATTTGAAGAAAACGATGATATGGCAGGATGGTTAGCCCAGTATCAGCAGGAACCTATTGAAAGAGATGGTGCTTTATTTAATGCGCAACATATGAACTTTTATAATGGACAATTGCCAGATGAAGAACCATTGAAAGTAGTTTCAGCTTGCGATGTGGCTCTTGGCGGTAGTGATTATCTTGCAATGCCAGTAGCATATGTATATGAAGATGGTTCCGTATATATACACGAAGTAGTATTTGATAATTCTGAAAAGAAATTTACTATGCCAAAAGTCGTATCAGCAATTGTCAATAATAAAGTTACGAATGCTTTTTTTGAAGCCAATGCAGGCGGCGAAGGGTATAAAGATGAAGTAGAAGGAAAGTTAAAGGAGCAAGGGTATCAAACTAATCTTACTTCTAAATATGCGCAACAAATGATTTTGAATAATGGTGGACACGCACCTAAATCGGCAGTGAGAAAAGAACAGAGAATTTGGGATAATGCTGAAAACATTAGAAAATTTTATTTTCTTGATACTGGATATCAAAACGCAGAGTATAGAAAATTTATGAATAATGTCTATTCATTCACAATGACAGGAAAAAATAAGCACGATGACGCACCGGATTCACTCGCTAGTTTAGCAGTATTCTTAAAAAATGGAAGCGGAGTTGGAACCGCAACAGCAACACAGAATCCACTTTGGGGAAGGAGATAGAATATGATGACTGCAACTCAATATTTACGCCAGATTGAAAATTATGATAACAGAATCAAAAATAAGCTTATTGAAGAAGAACAGCTCAGTTCTCTTTCCACAAGCGTATCTGCAATTCCTGTTGGAGAAAAGGTACAAACTTCTGTGAAACGTGATCCGATGGGAGATATGGTTGCAAAGATATTTGATCTGCGAGAAGAGATTTCAAAAATGATATCCGAATTTTTACAAAAAAGACAAGAAATAGTCCGAACTATAGAACAGGTTGAAGATCCATTACTATATGACATATTATTTAAGCACTATGTTGAGTACAAATCTTTGGTTCGCATTGCAGATGAGATGGGTTATTCAGAGATTCACATTAAAAAAAAGCATTTAAAAGCCATAGCAGAAATAAAAAAGATAAAAGGTTTTGAAAGATGATACCGAAGTATACTGAATGATACCGCCAATATGTGTAAAATATAAAGTAGAGCATTGGATTAAAATATCCAGTGCTTTTTATTTTTCAGAAAGGATGGTTCGGCTCGTGAGAAATACAATGAATTTTGTAGATTTATGCCGAGGTGAGTTCGGGCGAAAAGTGGCCTACACAGGCGTTGACCGAATCACTCCACAAAATGTAGTAAAAGTAGTTTCAGATACAATTGGCATACATAATAGAAACCGAACATTGATTGATTACTTGTATCGGTACATGAAAGGCGATCAGCCGATATTATACCGAAACAAAATAGTCCGTCCAGAAGTTAATAACAGAGTGGTTGAAAATCACGCGTTTGAAACTGTAAAATTTAAAGCTGGACAGATTTGTGGGGAGCCAATTCAATATGTATGTAAAAAGAAAAATGCAGATGAAAAAATAAATGAGCAAGTTGACCTTCTGAATGACTATTTGGATGAAGCCAATGCAGATGCAAGAAACATCCAAAGGGCAATATACCAGAGTGCAACAGGAACTTCTTATAAGGCTATTCTGAAAGAAGAGGACTGGACAGAAAACGGAGATTTACCACCGTTTAGAATTTTCATCCCATATCCAGGTGATTGTTACATTGTATATTCGCAGAGAAACGGGAAACCAATGCTGTCCGTTCAGATTTTAAAGGATGAAGACGAACAGCAATATTATTTATGTTATTCAAAGAACCAGTTTTTTGAAATCAAGAATGGAAAAGTAACCAACTACGGCATCAATGGTTTTGGCGGGATTCCTATTGTTGAATGCCCGAATAATCACGACAGACTATCAGACGTTGAAATTGCAATCACCTTATTTGATGCAATCAACAAATACCAGTCTGATAGATTAAATGGCGTGGAACAGTTTGTGCAAGCCTTTATGAAATTTAAAAACTGCGAGGTAGACGAAAACGAGTTTTTGAAAATGGTAAAACTTGGTGCTATCTCTGTTAAAGACACTGGAAATGGCTGTCAGTCGGATGTTGAACTTATGACCGCTGAACTGAATCAATCAGAGAGCCAGGTTGCAAAGGATGATATCTACAATAATATGCTGATTGTGGAAGCAATGCCAAACCGACAAAGCAATAGCGGAGGAGATACAGGAAATGCCGTATACCTTCGTAATGGATGGGACTTCGCAGAGAGAGATGCAAAATTGGTAGAAGCATTCACCAAGGAAGCCGAAAAGGAATCTGCTAGAATTATTCTGAATATTATCCGTGGTACATCAAATGATGTTAATATCTCAACTCGAGATTTCGATGTAAAGATAACCAGAAACCCAACAGACAATATGCTTGTAAAAGCACAAGCACTTGATTATCTGTTCAAAAATAAAATCCATCCGCTTATCGCACTGATTACTTGTGGGCTATTTAGTGATCCGCAGAAAGTCTACGAAATGAGTTTACCGTATCTGGGAACTATTTACCCGGAACTGGCAGACCCGGAAGCGGAAATGAAGAAAGCTCAACAACTACTGGATGAAAAATTTCAGAATCCGTCCAAAACAGAACCAATGGCAAATTCTCCATCTAACGAAGAATGAACCAAATTTCGATTATTTAAGGAGTTTTAGAGAAATCTAAGGCTTCTTTTTTAATACCCAAAATCAAATAAATTGCAACAGCCCGTGAGCGTAAATCGGGTACAGACCATGTGCGGAGCGAACCGTGTTGAAAAAGCGTATTGGACTGGAAGAAAGGAGATTTCAATGACAAGAGAACAGGCAAAACAGGTACTTATCGGTATGGGAGTTGCAGAACCTTCCGAGGAACAGGTTTCTAAGCTTCTTGATTCTATTTCTGCTGAAACTAAGAAAGAGAAAGACAAAAATGTTTCTCTGAAGGAAAAAGCTGAAAAAGCAGATTCTCTGGAAAAAGAGTTGGAAGAGTTGAAAAAGCAGAACATGACCGAAGCAGAACGGCTGGAAGCTGAACGCAAGAAAGAAAAGGAAGCAGTTGATAAGGAATTGGCTGATTTGAAGGCTGCGCTTGCAGAATCCAACAAAAAAGCCCTTATCAGTGAAATTACTTCCATGTTCGCAAACGCAGGACTTTCAAGCGAAACTTACGCAAGTGCTATTAAAGCATATGCGTCCATGCCTTGTGAGAAATCTGAGGATGTAATGAAAGAAGTTGAAACTTTTGTCAAGGGAGTTTCCGAAGCAAATAAAACAGCACTTGATACCGCAAAAGCAGCCTGGGAGAAAGAAACATTGGAAAATACTCCGAATCCGGGTGGTGGTAATGGCGGTAGAGGAAAAGAAGAAAAAAGTGGTGCTGCAAAATATGCAGCTGAACGTTCAAAACAATTAAGCGGTTCCGAAAAAACAGAACTTGGAGGAAACGCCCCAATTAATTTTTAAAAAAGGAGAATTAAGTTATGGCATTTAGCAAAGTTATTGAATACGGTACAACCCCCAATTTTCTTGAATCTGCGGAAGGACTTATTTTAAAGACTTTTACAGCAGAGCAGACAAATGCGGTGGAAGTTGGTGGAAGAAAAATCATTAAGGCTGGTTCAGTTTTCCCCAAAAATGAAACAGGCGCAAAAGGGATTGTATACGAAGAAGTTGATATGACAGACGATGAAAAACGTCCGATTTCTGTAATCGTTGCAGGACGAGTCTTTGAAAACAGACTTCCAGTAGCAGTTGATTCTACCGCAAAAACAGAACTCCAAGAGCTTGATAAGCCTTTTGGAATTGCGTTTTTAACAGAACCAGAAGTTGAATTTTAAGGAGGTATTCCACAATGAATTATAACGTATTGACCAGTATTACACTGGAAGAGAGAATTAACTATTCACAGAATTATGCAGTTAAACGTCCGGGAGCACTTGACGTTATCTTCCCGGATGTAAAAACCCAATTTATGAAAGCAAAATACTACAGACTTATGAGCGGGCAGCAACTTCCTAGAGTTGCTTATGTTCATGCGCTTGATACAGAGGCAAGAATTGGAGAGAGACCAAGCTTTGAGAAGGTACTGACCGAAAAACTTTTCATTAAAGAGAAAATGAATCAGTCAGAATCTCTTCGCATGGCTATTGAAAACGGCGTCCCGGACGATCAGTCTCTTACCGAATTTGTGTTTGACGATGTAAGTAATTCATTTGAAGCAGTTCTGGCAAGAACAAAAGTTATGAAAGGGCAGATCATGGGAACTGGTTCTCTTAAAATCCATGAGAACAATGTAGATCTTCCGATTGATCTTGGCGTTCCGTCAGAAGCAAAAATCACCCTTACTGACTGGTCTAAGCCGGATTCTGATATTATGGGCGATATTCAAAAGATGATTGATGTTGCACAAGAAAAGGGATTTGTTGTTAATAAAGCCCTCACTTCCTTAAAAATGATTAATTATATGAGAAACAACACCGCTATGCAAACCGCTGTTCTTGGTGCGGCTAACAAACGTCTTCTGACCAAACAGGAACTTGCAAACCTTCTTATGCAGGAATATGAGATTACCGTAGATCGCTGCGATGAAAAATATCGTTACAGAAAAGATGGAGCATGGAAAACTGGACGTTTCTTTAAAGAAAACGTATTTACCCTGTATGAAGCTAACCCGGATGGTTCTTTCGGTACTGGACTTTGGGGGCCAACACCAGAGGAAGAGGAAGCAAGAGCTTTTATCACACAGAAAAACAGAATGTTTATTACTCTGTCCATGTGGGCTACACAGGATCCGGTTACTACTTGGACAAAAGCTTCTGGAATGTTCATTCCGGTCGCACCAAAAGCTAACGGTGGTATCGTGATCGGTACCAAGGCGGGGGAATAACCGGGCATAGTCTCGATGAAAACAGCCAGTCACCATCTGTAGCGAGTGTTTATGATGAATCAACACATAAGTATACAGAAAGCGAGTTGTCTAATATGACTGTATCACAGTTGAGACAACTTGCTAGTGATAACGGCTATGCCCTGACAGCAACTAATAAGGCTGGAATAATATCAGAGATTTTATCTCAGCAAAGGTAGGTGATTAAATGGACGAACAGCTTATAGAGGATTTGACAAATTATCTTGAAGATGATGCAGAAACTGCGAGGATGATTCCTCTTTCGGCAAAGAGGGCTATTCGTTCATTTAAGAAAAAAAGGAATTATCCTTCATCTTACAGTGATGAAAAAATAAATTCCGATATGGAAAACTGCTATGATTGCATATTTGATTTGGCTCTTTTCTTTCTGGTGAAACAGGGAGCTGAATTTCAAGGATCACATTCCGAATCTTCTGTAAACAGAAATTGGACTTCTGAAACTGAAATCTATGTAAATCATGGTGTTTTTCCATTTATCGGATTCTAAGATGGTGTGTGCGTGATACGTCAATCCTCCCACGTATCGCAGGGGTGCTTCAAGTTAGGTGGGTAGAAGCAATATCTTAAAAAATGGGAGTGATGGAAAGGAATAGCGATGGGATGTGAACACGAGTGTATCAACGAACACCGCTTGCAAGAATTGGAAAATGCCGTCCATGAGATGAAAGAAAAGCATTCCAAAAGGGATGAAGGCTTTTTTAATCGTATCAATGTGCTAGAACAGAAAATTGCTTTATACAACAACGATCTGGTACACATCAAAGATACAGTTGACGAAATGAACGACAATTTAAAAGCACTCATGGAAAAACCAGGAAAATTACAGGACAAAATTATTGCTTATGTCATAACTGGCATAATCGGTATTGTTTTAGGCTTTGCCCTTAAAGGCATTTTCCCGGTGTAATATTGATTCCACTAACAGGGAGGACGGTGGAATGGATAATTATAAAGACTTTTCGGAAGATGAAAGAATCTTCTATTTGCGTGAAGCTGGATTTGATTCCAGAGAAAAAGAGTTATTCCGATTGCGTGTTTACGAAGAAAAAACACTTGCAGAAGCTTCAGAAATCATGGGCTACAGCACAAGAACCGTAGACCGCATAAACAGAAAATTAAAGAAGAAAATTATGAAAGTTGCCCCGATGTATTATCGGGGCTTTTCTTTGTATTCATAGAAAATGGCGTATTTATGGCGTTATCATGGCGTGTTAATCAACCTCTTATTATTGTAAAATATAGTTATAAAAACAAGGGAGGTTTGAGATATGCAGTATGGTAATCCGTATTTTGCGCAACCATTTCAACAAATACAGCCGTATCAAGATAGATTAGCACAATTACAGAATAGTTATCAGCAGGCAATGCCATACGGACAGGCACAGATTCAGCAACCAATACAACAAATGCCACAAGTACCACAAATCCCCATGTTGCAAGGACAGATGGTTGATGGCATTGATACTGTAAAGGCAAAAGATGTAGATATGTCTGGAAACCCTGTCTATTATCCAAAAACTGACGGTACAGAAGTTTACCGAAAACAGTTACAGGCAGATGGCAGAAGCCGAATTTTCACTTATAGACTTGTAAATGAAGGAGAACAACCAGAAAGCAATAACACAAATCAAGTTGATATTGTTTCGCTGATCAACCAACTTCGTGATGATGTTCATGCTGAAATTTCTGAAATTAAAGAATTATTGCCAATACAATCTGAACCGCCCAAGACACAGAAGGGAGGTAATCAGAGATGAATTTCAACCCAAACGCAATAATGAAACAAAGAATTCAGCAAATGATTTCTCAAAGGTTCGGAAGCGTTGATAATATGATGAACGATATGAGCAAATTTGCTGGAAACAATCCAACATTAAAAAATGCTCTTGATTTATACAAACATGGTGATACAGAACAACTACACCAAGTCCAGCAAAATATATTTAAAGAAAAGAATTTTTCTACCGAAGGAATTTTAGAAAAATTTTTAGGGATGAAATAACTTCCCCATAATTGGGTGATTTAGAATCGCTACAATTTGGGATGACAGCCGCGGATGTCTCCTATTGTAAATAAAATTTAAGGAGACTAAAAACATGATGAATGGTTCAAATTATAGTCTTAGCGACATTGCAGCCGCTACAGGCTCTAATAACCGTGCAAACGACATGTGGGGCGGCGATGGTTTTTCCCTTATTTGGCTTGTCCTTATTTTCGCAATCTTTGGCTGGGGCGGTTTCGGCGGCTTTGGCGGCTGGGGCGGCAATGGTGGAAACGGTACAAATGGTGCAGGTTTCCAAGGATGGGCAACCAGAGCGGATATCAATGAGAGCTTTGCTCTGAATGATATTCAGAATGGTATCAGAGGTATTCAGCAGGGTATTTGCGATAGCACATATGCGCTTAACAATACCATGCAGAGTGGCTTCAATGGCGTGAACGTTGGAATGCTTCAAGGCTTCAACGGCGTTCAGCAGGCAATCAATGCTGATACTGTAGCCGGTATGCAGAATACCAATGCATTACAGTCTCAGTTAGCAAATTGTTGCTGCGAGACCAGAGAAGCTATCCAGGGTATCAACTATAACCTGGCTACCAACACTTGTGCTCTCCAGAACACAATGAACAACAACACCAGAGACCTTCTGGAAAATCAGAACAGCAACACAAGAGCAATCCTTGATTATCTTTGCCAGAAAGAGACAGCAGACCTCAGAGCAGAGAATCAGGCACTTAAACTGGCGGCTTCACAGTCCGACCAGAATGCGGTATTACAGGCGGCTATGAACGCAAATACAGCAGAAATTCTCAGACGCACTGCACCGCTTCCGGTTCCTGCATATCCGGCAAGCAACTTGTATGGATATTATGGAAGCTGTGGATGTGGGGGAAACAACGGTTGTTGCTGATTTTATCATTGAATTAAATTAAAAATTGAATATGTACCGTTATTATGATATAATAAAATTATCATAGGAGGAACGGTGCATGGTTAATCAAGATTTAATAGGTCAAAAATTTGGGAAACTTACAGTTGAATCTAGCGCAGGAACCAATAAGTGGAAACATAGGTTATGGGAATGCAAATGCGATTGTGGCAATATTGTGATCGTAGACACATCTAGACTAAGAAATGGTCACACAAAAAGTTGTGGATGTTTACACCCAAAAGCGGAAGATTTGGCAGGAAAGCGTTTCGGAAAATTGACCGTAGTAAAGAAAATAGGCAGGAAAAATCGTTCTAATTATTGGCAATGTCATTGCGACTGTGGCAATGATGTCAATTGCTATCAATACAATTTAATGAGGGGAACAAGTACATCTTGCGGATGTTTGCGAAGTTATTACTCAAAACAAAGTAGAAACTGTCATGGAGAATCAACCGGAATTTTATATAAAAAATGGTCTTCGATTAAAACAAGATGTACTAACCCAAATGACCCGCACTATAAAGACTATGGTGGACGTGGAATTAAATTGTGTGATGAGTGGCAAGAATATTGGCCGTTTAGAGAATGGGCTTATGCGAATGGATATCAAGAAGACTTAACCATTGAGAGAAAAGACGTAAATGGAAATTATTGTCCCGAAAATTGTTGCTGGATTACTGGGTTTGAACAAGCCAGCAACAAAAGAAGAAGCGTATTTTTAGAGTACGGTGGGAAAAAGAAAACAATTTCTCAGTGGAGTAGAGAACTTGGAATAGGAAAAGAAACCATTGCGTATAGGGTACATGCCGGATGGAGTGCGGAAGAGTGCTTATTTGGTAAAAAGAACAGAACTGGAAATTCTAGCCCTAGAATGAATATCCCTGACTATTTATCTTAAAAGTAACAAAAGTTGTTGAACTCACCCTTAGAGGTTGACTAATTCTAAGAGGTGGGTTGCGGCTCACCTCTTATTGATTGAGAGGTAAAAAATATGGCATGTAAGAATGTTTGTAAGCTTTGCAATCACCTTGTGCTGTCTACTGCAATTGCATTCACAGGTGGAAATCTTGTGGTTACTATCCCGGAAGGAAGCTACAATAATGGAGAAAAATACTGCATTGTTTTAGCACAGTCCATTCCAAATACAACCACAATTACCGCCCCAGTAATGATTCAGATAGGAACAGGAACAACTTTATATCCATTGGAGAATCGTTGTTGCGCACAGGTAACAGCATGTGGCGTCAGAACCAGAACAAAATATGCAACCAGAGTTGCAACAAGCGCTACTGGTGGAGCGTTCAAAATGTTAGGGAATCCGGCTTGTAGTCCGAATAACAATCTGACTGCAATCAATGGTACAGCCCCAACAGCAGAAAATGTTGTACAGGCTGTGAAGAGGGGAGGTATCGTGAATGCATAAGACAGCAATGGAAATGGGAAAATGGGCCATGGAAAAAGCCAAAACACATGGATTTGATAATCTCAGTGCTCAAGACTGGGACGATTTGAAAGACTGCATGGAAGCAGTAAAGTGTGCGGTTTGTGCAGATAAAGATTACAGAATCGTGGAAGCTATGGATGAATGCGAACAGGAAGAAAAGTATCTTGGACGCATGGGATATGACCGTTACCGCTATTCAAATGGGCGTTTCGCTCCAAAAGGTAGGGGAACTAGAAAAGGTTATAGACCATATCTGTACATGGAAGACGATGACTGGATGGACGAGTATTTAAACAATCCAGAATTTGAGCGCAACATGTACCGCATGGGATATCATCCAGACCGTAGTGATATGGAAATGGGTGACATAAATCGGAAGAAATCCAGATATGGCGAATCCTATGATAGATACGATGAGAATCGTAGGCATTATCATGATTCCAAAGACACGGAATCCAAAAGAAAAATGGATGATTCCATGAAGGAGTACACATCAGATATTATTCGTAACCTTACGGAAATGTGGTCGGATGCAGATGCAACGCTCAGACAGCAGATGAAAACTGGCCTGAGCCGTTTGGTTCAGCAGATGACATGATTAAATTATTGATTAAGCCCTTGTTGCAGTAGTGCGGCAGGGGCTTTTTAGTTGAGAAAAGGATGGTGATAAGCCATGCTAAGACAATTTTACATGAACGGTGACCTATGGAGAGTACAGTTCGTATCCCCACACGATAACGTGTTAATTGACCGCACTGGAAATAGAACACTTGCTGTATCTGATTACTCTACAATGACAATTTCGATTGCAAGCAACTTGCATGGAGAACTTCTGAACCGTGTGTTTATCCACGAATTAGGGCATTGCGTGATGTTCAGTTATGGTCTACTGCCAGAGCTTCACCGTATGATTAAAAAACGATATTGGGTTGATGCAGAGGAATTTGTATGCAATATTCTGGCAGACTACAGCCATTTCGTGATTGGCACAACAAGAGATATTTTGGGAAACAAATTTACATACGTTTCGCCTGTTGGAATGGAAAGGATGATTGCATGAGAGTATTAAGATTTATTGTAAATAATCAAAGAATTTATCCAGATCCAAAGTGTGATTTCTCTGGACTGGTAAAGGGCACGACTGGATATCTTAAAGCATTGTTTATCTTTTCACCAGAGTGGAACGGATGTAAAACAGCTGCTTCATTTTGGAGAATGGAAAAAGAATACCCAGTAATACTGAAAAACAATCAATGTGAAATTCCGCCGGAAGCCCTTACTTGGGATTATTTTTCTGTATCTGTCACTGGCGTAAAAGATAACGGAAAATACATTATAACTACTGGTAAAACCAAAGTATCACAAAGGGGGTAGAACATGGCAACAGCACTTGATTTACTTATGAACACAAAAGAAGATGTTAATTTGCTTTCTGAAGAATCCGATATATGCACAATTGACGCTAAGACAAGGGCTATTTTTGTGCCCTCTACAATCGTAGTTGGTGGTGTACAATCTGACAAGAATGCAGAACGTATTAAATTTTCATGTCCCAAAATTGTAGGAGATAATCTTGATTTATCCAAATTTTCAGTCAGAATTAACTTTGAAAACGTAAGCAGTGTGGATTTTAATGTTTCTATCAAAGACCAATACATTTGTGATGATGTAGCTGTAGATGGCGAAAATGTAACTTTTTCTTGGTTGATTGGAAGAAATGCAGCAAGGTATATGGGAACGGTACGTTTTATTGTTTGCGCTGTTAAAACGGATTCCGATTCAAATATTAGTGTTGAATGGAATACCGCAATAGCGGAAGTACCAGTGCTAGAGGGTATCGAGATTGATCAACCACAGATAGGACAGGAAGAAAAAGATGTTATAAATCAGCTTTTGGAGCTTACTAAAAACATATCTGCGGAAGCTGTTCAAAATGTAAATTCCGCAAAAGAACAAGCTATTAAGGACATTCAGAGTGTATCACAGCCAGACACTACATTGACTATAGAAGGTGGGCTTGCCGAAGCAAAAGCAACGGGAGAAGCTATTGATTCGCTAAAGGAAGATTTAGATAAAGCTTTACCTAACGGATATGCAAAAATGGGGGCTTTTGATGCTAAGTGGGAACAGCAAGGAATTAATAGCGATGGTACGATTTCTAATATTACAAATGCTGCTTCTGTTGGTAAAACAAAAATTTTGAATATTCCGACATCATTTAAACTTGTATCAAAAGATAGTGGTTACAAATTTAATGTGTGCGAGTTTTCCAAAAATGGAGATGAGTATATTTTCAAAAAGTTTACCGAAATTAACGGAGTGGCATATGCAGAATTTAATGCAGGATTTTATAAAATTGGCTTTTTTGATATAACAGAATCTCCATTAGATTATTACAATATGTCAGAAAGCGACAGAGTAAAATTAGTAGAATCGCATTATGAACTTTATTTTAATAAATTACCGTTTACAGCATATTCTGAGTTTGAAAAACCTTTTGTAATATTTTCATTTGATTGGTATTCCGATAGTTGGCAAAAATATCAAATCATGAAACCACTTGGATTGAACGCAACATTTTGTCTCGATACTCAAACAAGTGATTATAATATCTCTGATGGGCTAACAAGAAATCAATTTGATGAAATGCTGGAAAATGGATGGGATTGGGCTTTATATGGTACTATTGGTGATATAGGAAATACAAAAGACAGTTGGAAAGCCGCAATTAGTGCTGGACTGAAACAAAAGGAAAATATGGGTATCTTCAATCCTGTAATGTACAATACACCCGATAACAACAGTGCGGAATATATTACTGAAGCTTGTAAAGAATTGGGGTTTTTAATGCAGCGCTGCTTTATCAACGGTGAGAATTATATAAGGTCAAGGACACAATATAGAACGGGCGCTAACTACCTAACAAATGCAAGTATAGACAACTGTAAAGCATACGTTGAAAAGGCTATATTAAATAAATGCGGTGTTTGCTTTTATGCTCACAACATGAGTGATACATCTGACTTGTCAGAATCTAACTTTAAAAAATTTATTGAGTATATCGCACAAAAAGTCAAAAAAGGAGAGATTGAGGTGTTATCTGCTAGAGACTATGCTAGTAAATACTTAACAGACCAGCTTATCTTAAATGATTATAAAGCGTCCATAAAGCAAGGAGCTTTTTTGCATAAACTAATTAACTAAAGGGAGCTTTAGTTAAGCAACCAAATTTAAGAAAGAGAGGAAATATGAGAGGATTAGTCCGTCAAAAGCAAAAAGTATATTGGTCACGAATTACTGAAAAAACAGAAGGATTAGACCGTATTAAAGTTTATGAGAAGCCAGTTATATGCTCTTTTT